AGATTATTTGGAAAATATATAACACTTGTTTGGCTATTGGGGATAGAGATGTTATATTTAATAAATAAATTAATAACATGAAAGAAGTAAAACCATTAGTTGTAGACGAAACATTACAAACAAAGAAATTCACATCACCTGACGGTACAGTACGTCATATCAAAGATGGTAAGTTACATAACTGGGAAGGACCAGCATTAATTACACCAGAAGGTAAAGAAGAATATTATATTAATGGTGTTCAACATACTAAAGATAGTCATAAGAAGGCTAGAAAAGATGGAGTTGGATTACCATGGTATAAATCAGGTGTCGCAAAACAGCGATTCTAATCTTCCTTAAATATTTATCATAAAATACTAACAGATAAAAATATTATAATGAATAAAGACTTTTTAAAAATGCAAAAGTTGGCTGGTTTGATTACTGAAAATCAAATGAAAGATAAACTAAACGAAATGGATGACTATACTCCACCAATGTACACAGCCATCAATGATTTAATGGATCATATACGCCAAGCTACTGGAGTTAGTGGCCGAATAAAACCATACGGCGCAATCTCTTGGCTACCAGGAGTATCAGCAGAAGATGAAGATATGGATATGTTAGTCTATAAAAAAGGAGAACAAGAAATAGCAATCGGAGCAGATAATGTATACCAAGACCCAAATGATGAAAATTTTAAATCATGGGTAATTAGCTCAAACGATCCTAGTCTCGATTTTGGAGAATATTTAACTTTTAATGAAGTAGTAGATGCTGTTTCAAATTGGTTAGAATCATAATCTAAAAAAACATATTAAATAAAATTTGGCCTTCGGGCCATTTTTTATTATCTTTATAAAAACAACTGTTATGAAAATAGGATTTTGTGGAACAATGAGTGTAGGTAAATCTACATTAGTAAATGCTTTAAAAGAATTACCTGAATTTAAAGACTATTATTTTGCTACTGAACGTAGTAAATACTTACGTGATTTAGGTATCCCATTAAACACAGATAGCACATTAAAAGGACAGACAATATTCTTAGCTGAGCGTTGTTCTGAGTTAATGAGAGAAAATGTTATTACTGATAGAACAATTATTGATGTAATGTCATTTGCTAAATGTGCTCAATCAATTGATAGTGATGATAAAGAAGCATTTACTAAGTATGCTGCTCCATTAATTTGGGAATATGATTATATATTCTATGTGTCACCTGTTGGAGTTGATATTGAAGATAATGGAGTTAGAGAAACAGATGCTAATTATCGTAAGTTAATTGATATAACTATTAAAGGTACTATAAGTGAGAATTTAAACCAAATTAAAAACTTAGCGTTCATATCAGGTACTACTGAGGAAAGAATTAAACAAGTTAAATCTTGTCTAGGTTTTTGATATTTATATACAAAAACTAAACACAATGAAATCATCTGAATTAAAAAAATACATTGAAGAAAACATCACTGAAATCTTAAGTGAACTAGATACTGATAGAACAAGAGGCACAGCTGTTGTTCCAATAGACACAGATCCAACAAAAGTTAAAAAATACACAGATAAAGGAATTGATGTAGAATTTAGAGCTGGAAAATTAGCTGAAGATAAAGATGAAGAAGTAGAAGATACTTATGGTAAAGAAGATGAAGATGATAAGAAAGATGCTAAAATAGCTAACGCTGAGCCATCAAAAGCTGAATTAAAAAAATTAGATAAAGAGTTTAGCTCAACTAAATTAGCTAAATCATTATCATCTGCTGATAAAGAAAGACTAGATAAACTAGAGTCAGGTATTAAGAAAAAATTAGCAAACCCAACTAAAGAAAATATCGAGATTGTTAGACAACTTATTAAAAAACCAGAAATTAAAAAGTTGTTTAAAGATGGAGGTAAAGATCTTAAAGCATTAATATCTGACGTTATCAGATAATACCTCCCTTAATAAGGGTTACTTATGAGTCAAGATATAAAACAAATAATTCGTGAAGAATACCTGAAGTGCGCCTCCAACCCAGCGCACTTCATGCGTAAATACTGCTATATCCAACATCCACAACGTGGTAGAGTATTATTTAACCTATACCCATTCCAAGATAAAGTACTTAACTTATGGAAAGATAATCCATATGATATAATACTTAAATCAAGACAATTAGGTATATCTACTTTAGTAGCTGGTTATTCTTTATGGTTAATGTTATTCCATAAAGATAAAAACATCTTATGTATTGCAACTAAGCAAGAAACAGCTAAAAACATGGTGACGAAAGTTAAATTCATGTTTGAAAACTTACCTTCTTGGTTAAAAATAACAGCAGAAGAAAATAATAAACTAACATTACGATTAAGTAATGGCTCTCAAGTTAAAGCAGTATCAGCAGCTGGTGATGCAGGTCGATCTGAAGCTGTTTCTTTGCTGATTATAGATGAGGCAGCATTTATTGATGGTATTGGTGAGATTTGGGCATCCGCTCAACAAACCTTAGCCACTGGAGGAGGAGCAATTGTATTATCTACCCCATATGGTACTGGTAACTGGTTCCACCAAACATGGGTTAAAGCAGAAGCAGGTGAAAACCAATTCTTACCTATCAAACTACCGTGGTATGTTCATCCTGAACGAGATGAGGAATGGAGAAAAAGACAAGATGAATTATTAGGTGACCCTAGAATGGCAGCACAAGAATGTGATTGTGACTTTAGTACATCTGGTGATGTAGTGTTTTATCCTGAGTATATAGACTTTATTGCTCAAACATATATTAAGGATCCCTTGGAGAGGCGCGGAGTCGATCATAACTTATGGATATGGGAACCAGCAGATTATAGCCGTAGTTATATGGTTGTAGCAGACGTTGCTCGAGGAGACGGTAAAGATTTTTCAGCGTTCCATATTATAGATGTTGAAACAAATACTCAAGTAGGTGAATATAAAGGACAATTATCACCTAAAGAATTTGGTTATTTGTTAGTAGCAATAGCTACAGAATATAATGAAGCGTTGTTAGTTGTTGAAAATGCTAATATAGGATGGTCAACAATTGAGTCAATACAAGAAAGAGGATATAGAAATTTATATCACTCTCCAAAAAGTGAAACATTAAATGCTGAATCTTACTTAGATAAATTTGATGACCCATCAAGAATGACACCTGGATTTACAATGTCTTTAAAAACAAGACCACTTGTAATTAATAAATTTAGAGAGTATATTGGAGATAAAAGTGTTATTATACAATCTAAACGATTATTAGAAGAAATGAAAGTGTTTATTTGGAAAAACGGACGACCAGAAGCACAATCAGGATATAATGATGATTTAGTTATGAGTTTTGGAACAGCGATGTATGTAAGAGACACAGCTCTTAAATTTAAAACACAAGGGATGGATTTAACTCGTGCGATGCTTAGTAATATTACTGTAGTTAAATCTAACCAACAAGGTATTTATGGAAATAAATTCAATAACAATCCATATAATATGGATTTTGGGCATGGGGCTGAGGACATTAGCTGGTTATTATAATATTTATACGTATAATTTAATATAAAATGGCAGATACAAGTGTATTTACACGACTAAGACGATTATTCTCCACTGATGTTATCATCAGAAATGCTGGAGGTAATGAACTTAAAGTAATGGATGTTAACAGTATTCAAGCTACTGGGGAATATCAAACTAACTCACTAATAGACCGCTATAGTCGTATTTATTCTAACAATAGTACATCACTTTATGGTGCCCAATTAAATCTTAACTGGAGATATCTACGTACTCAAATCTATTCTGATTATGATGCTATGGATACTGATGCTATTATTGCATCTGCTTTAGATATAATAGCAGATGAATGTACTCTTAAGAATGATATGGGTGAAGTACTTCAAATTAAGAGTAGCGATGAAGATATACAAAAGATATTATACAATTTATTCTATGATGTATTAAACATTGAGTTTAACTTATGGTCTTGGATTCGTCAAATGTGTAAATATGGTGATTTTTTCTTAAAATTAGAAATAGCAGAAAAATTTGGTGTATATAATGTTATACCTTATACTGCTTACCACATTGCTCGTGAAGAAAACTACAACCCTAAAAACCCAGCTGAAGTAAGATTTGCGTTTAGTGCTGATGGGTACTCAGGTGGAACAGGATATTATGGAGTAACAGGTCAAGGTAATTACTCAGATAATAAACAAGACAATAAAATATATTTTGATAACTACGAAATGGCTCACTTCAGATTAATTACTGATGTGAATTATTTACCTTATGGTCGTTCTTACTTAGAACCAGCACGTAAGTTGTTTAAACAATATATTCTGATGGAAGATGCAATGTTAATTCATCGTATTTGTCGCGCCCCAGAAAAACGTATTTTTTATATTAATGTTGGTTCTATTCCTCCAAATGAAGTAGAAAACTTCATGCAGAAGACTATCAACACAATGAAAAAAACTCCATTAGTTGATCCTCAAACTGGTGAATATAATTTAAAGTACAACCAACAAAATATGTTGGAAGACTTTTACATACCAGTAAGAGGTAATGATTCGTCTACTAAAATTGAGCCTACTAAAGGAATGGATTATAATGGTATTGAAGATGTCCAGTATTTAAGAGATAAATTATTTGCTGCTTTAAAAGTACCTAAAGCGTTTATGGGTTACGAAAAAGATTTAACTGGTAAAGCAACTTTAGCAGCAGAAGATATTCGCTTTGCTCGTACAATTGATCGTATTCAACGTATTATATTATCAGAATTAAATAAAATAGCGCTAGTTCATTTATATACTCAAGGATATAGAAACGAAGGCTTAACTAATTTTGAATTAGATTTAACTACTCCTTCTATCATTTATGATCAAGAAAGAATAGCATTAATGAAAGAAAAAGTAGATTTAGCTCGTAGTATTATTGAAACTAAAGTATTACCTACTGACTGGATTTACGATAACATATTCCATTTAAGTCAAGATCAGTTTGATGAATATCGTGATTTAATTACTGAAGACCAAAAACGTACCTTTAGATTAAAACAAATTGAAAATGAAGGTAATGATCCATTAGAATCAGGTAAGTCATATGGTACACCTCATGATTTAGCAGCATTATATGGCTCAGGTCGTTATAACAGTGGGATACCTGATGGGTATGGTGATGATCTTACTTTAGGTCGTCCTAAAGAAAAAGCATCTACTATTGGTACTCAAGATAATTACTTAGGTGTTGATAGATTAGGTAGTAAAGGTATGAAGAAAGGTGATGATACTGGCGAAGATAAATCACTTAAAAATAACTTTAAAGGTGGTTCACCATTAGCGTTAGAAAGTCTTCAAAACAAAACATTATTTGAATCAATGGATAAAAAACTCGTGTTTAAAAAAGATGATTCTTCATTATTAGATGAATCTCAAATACGAGAATAACAATTTCATATATATTTATAGATAAAACATTGCTAAAGTGAATATAAAACACTCGAAGTACAAAAATACTGGAATCCTTTTTGAATTGTTAGTAAGACAAATCACAGCTGATACTTTATCAGGCAAGGACTCACCAGCAACTAAAATTCTTAAGAAATACTTTACTAAAACTGAATTAGGTAAAGAATATAAGTTGTATGAAAACTTCTTTAAGTACACTAATGTTAGTGAAGCTAAAGCAAATATGGTTTTAAACACACTTGTTGAAAGTTCAAAACACTTAAATCGCTCAATACTTAAGAGACAAAAATATAATCTTATTAAGGAGATTAAGAATTACTATAATTTAGAAGATTTCTTTAAAATGAAATTACCTAATTATAAGGCTCAAGCTTCATTATTTACTTTGTTAGAAGTATATAATAGTGAAAACTTATCTAACCCAACTCAAATTATTGAGAACAAAACAGCACTTTTAGAATACTTAACTCAGTCTACTATTGATAAGAAAGAAGTTAAAAATAGTATTTTAGAAGAATTTAAACATCAAGATAAAGATATTCGTATATTAACATATAGAGTATTACTTGAAAAGTTTAATGATAAGTATTCTAACTTAAATGAAAATCAAAAAAATACTTTAAAAGAATTTATTAATAGTATTGATAGCACCTCAAAATTAAAAGAGTTTTACAATACTAAAATAAATGAAATTAAAAATACATTAGGTGCTTTAAATAAAAAAGTCACAGATAAAGCTATTCAAATCAAAATAAATGAAGTTATAAACATTCTACCTAGTTTAACTAAGAATGAAAAAGTTAATGACGATCATTTAATTAATCTTCTACAATACTATTCATTAGTAGAAGAATTAGAATCAGCAAAATGAATAAAAGAGATAAAATAAAAGATCTAGTTGGTAAACGCTTAAAAGAAATGAGCGCTACAGGTACAGGTGCATCTTTTACCTCAGGTCCTACTGGAGAAAATTACGCTATGCCAGTTGCAGGTAAGGCTAAAAATTATTATTATAAGTTAGGATTTAAACCTGTTAATCAAAAAGCATTAAACAAAGCGGCTAAAGGTATTGAAGTAAAAAAATTATATGAAGAGGAAACAACACCTGAATTTGATGTTGAATCATTTATAGCTTCATTACCAACTGATGATGAAAAATTAAAAGAATATATAGCAGGACGTTTAGGTGACTTTAATTTACTATCAGGCAAACTAAAAGAACTTATAACATTAATTAGAGATGCTAAAAAAGAAACAATAGCATCATATAAACAAAATCCTCAATATAGAGCAGTATATGGTACTGACTTAGCAGTTTCGTTAGTAGACAATTTGATAAAATTATTTAAAAAATAAACATGGAACAAACACTTCAATCACAATACAACCTTATTAAAGAAGGCAAAGGTAATAAAGCATATTTTTTAAAATCTGCTTACCGTTTATTCCCAGATATGTTATCACCAGTTAACACATTTGAAGATACAGTTAAAATTCTTAAAAATAGAAGTATCATCAGTGAAACAATAGGTGAAGTAGCTACATCTGGTAAAAAACAAGACTGGATGTCTATCTTTAATGATAATATGACTACTCTTAAAGAAGAAAAAGAAGCTAAAGCTGAAGAAAAAGAAACTACTAAAGAAGTTACAGATATGGCTACTCGTGGTTATGATTATAAAGACGAGAAAAATTATGATAACGTGTTTGGTCAAGAATTTTTAAAAGGATATTACACTGAAATGAAAGATCCTAAAAATGCTGATAAACATGTTGAAGAATTAAGAGCAATTGTTGCTAAAAATTTAGCTAAAGATATTAATCATTATGTTAAAGATGGACAATTTGGAATTAAAGGAGTTGGTTATCAAACTGAAGCTCCTGGTCTAGGCACTCCAAAAGAAGCAAAAGGTAAATATAAATCATCAGGATATGGTGATTTAAAAGAATCAGTATTGCGTTCTCAAATTCAACTTTTAATTAAAGAAATATTAACTGAAGCTGAAGAACCACCTAAAGCAGCATTAACCGCTTCAGAGAAATTATATGATAAATTAGGAAGTGTTAAAAAAGCTATAGACGCATTACCAGAAAAATATAAAGAATATAAAAAAGCATTAGAAGCTCATCTTAATTTTAAATTTAGAGACTAATGAAACAAGTATTAATAGAAACCCAATATTTTACTGCTAAACCTTTAAAATTAGTTGAAGGTACTATACCAACAAATAATCCACTTGTTGAAGGTATCTTAGCTACTTGTGAGGTTAAAAACGGTAATGGTCGTTATTACTCAAGAGATTTATGGGAACGTGAGATAGATAAGTATATGGAAAATGTTAATGCTAATAGAGCATTAGGTGAACTAGACCATCCAGACTCATCTATTATTAACTTAAAAAATGTATCACATAATATCAAGAAGATTTGGTGGGATGGAGATCATGTAATGGGTGCTATCGAATTACTACCTACACCATCAGGTAATATACTATCAGCTTTATTTGCTAATAAAATCCCAGTAGGTGTATCATCACGTGGTATGGGTTCATTAAAACAAATGGGTGATTTAATGGAAGTACAAGATGATTTTGAACTATTATGTTGGGATTTTGTTTCTACTCCTTCTAACCCAGGATCATACATGAAAGAAAAAGGTATGATGAATGAATCTAAAAATATTCAACATAACAAATATATTAAAGCAAATTCTATTATCACTGAAATACTTTGTGCTAATGGAACATGCCCAATAT